TTTGGACTAATAAGAATATCTTCCTCTTTGGCTGTCATCAACTTAAGTTCGATTCTGCCACTGCTAAGAGGGCTTCCGGCCGGATAAAAATGACCTTTACTTGGAAGATCGATTATCTCAGTAGGAAACGTTGATGCCTTTGGTACTGCCGCTGTGCGTTGTAGAACAATTTCGTCACTCATAATATAACATATATAGACTCACCCACCAACTTTTGGATTGTTTTATTTCGGAATTGTCTTGCTTGCCGCATCTTGTGCTGTTTTTGTCAAGAGCGTGGCACGTTTGTTGATTTTATCAAGAGCAGTCTGAAAGTCTTTGTCTGGGCCTACCAGTGCATTTATAAACTCACTTTGATCTTCTTGGATCATTTGTTTAACAATTTCTTTGTATTTTGATTTTTTTGATTCGTCCATAGATGGTTTCTTTTTTGTTAAAATTCCGTAGATACTCTTGACCACACCAGTTTTGATACCGGGATAGTTTGTTTGAAAATTCTTAAAATCACCATTACCCAGGTCTTGACGCAACGTACTAGCACTGATACTTTGACCATTTTTACCATCAATTCTTCCCACATAGTTGCTGGGAGCATCATCCGTCATTTCAATTACATTAACACCAGTGGGTGCAGTAACACCATCTTTGGTTGGTTTGGTTTTGTAGCGTTGCACAGCAGCTGAAAATATCTTGCTTCGCTTGGCATCTTCAGCACTTTTAGCACTGGCTCCCAACGCCACAGTCTCGGTGCTGTCCTTGGGTAAATTAAACACATACCCAAATGCTGCATTCATTGGACTGTCATCGTTGACAGGCACGATTTTTACTTTGGGGTTTGTTGGCAACAGATTCCAGATGGCAATGCTTTGTTGTCGGTTGACGCCATCTCGTTCGCTCGGACCAACCATTACAATCACCTGTTCGACATCGGCTCGACTAGCAAATTTGTTGGCTAGGCCCAAATGACCAGCATGAGGTGGTTTGAATCCGCCCGGCAAAAGAACTGTTACTTTATTATTCATACCATATAAATAGTTTTAATTTGTGATGTATCACCACTTTCGCAAATTTTTGACAAGTGCGGGTGTAAATAAAAAACCTCTGCGTATTATGCAGAGGTTTGAGGACATATGTGGGTGAATACTTAATATTGAAGGATGCAATAATCCGGCTGAACGGTCAGATTAATTTTCATGGCTTCACCGTCGTTGCTCCAGTCCAAATCATTGAATGTTGCTTCGGTGATGAAGGAACCCTTGAGAGTCCATTCCTCAACCTTATCGCCTACTGGACCCAATACATTGATGGTCAAATCCTTTTTGTAGAAGTCTTGGTAACCGTCACGACCCGTTACAGATTCGTGGTGAAGACGTACCCACTCCATAACTGCTTGTGCTCCGGATGGAACGATTGGATCGTATAGTTCCAGTGAAATTGTGCCCCAGATACTCTTACCCTTGTAAAAGGTTCTGATGTTGATATGATCAAGTTCCTTGGCTGCTTGAGTCAGCTTTGGGCGAGATGCTTTCTTGATGATGAATGATGGAATACCGTCACAATATAAAATGAAACGGTTTTGTACCTTTGGCTCAAAAGCCGTGTAGAAGATTTCTGATGGATTTAGTAGTTCTGCCATAGTATTTTTCCTTTATGTCCTAGATATAAATATGAGTGTCAATTGTCTTTTGTTACTTTTTTTATACTTTATTAAGATCGGTATCAGTTAAATAATTTATGTTGGCTCTTAATTTACTGATATATCCACTGGATCTCAATAATTTGAACACAATATTCTCGGTACTGTATTCACCACCTGTGCTCAAACCAGCCTCACGCATGTTGTATAAGCGTTTAACTGTATCTTTGAGATCATTCAAATTTTTACTGGTAATTGTGTTGTCAATTTGTTGAACAAGTTGTTTGTATTTGGTTTTAATTGCTGGTTTATCAATCTGAATATTTTCATGTTGTGGTTTCTTGACCCAGTGGTTGTTGAGCACACTATACACCGCTTGACTACGATTTACGTCATCAACATCTTGAATATACACTTCAACCGGATGTTCATTATAATGAATATCATGGTCTTCATTCCATTTATTTTTATATCCATCCACCAACTTTTTTACCAACTCTTTATTTGGATCAACCAACTTGAAATCGATCAAAACATGCAAATCCATGTCACTTGTTGGAGTCCAGTTGTATCCAGCACTGCTACCCAGAAAGTATATGTCTTCAATTGGTGCTGTCAATTCTGTGTTCTTGTAGAACTCAGTTGCTACCTTTAGCAACATATCATGTACTTCTGGTTTCAGAATCTCACCCTCAAAAATTTCGGGATTCAAAATACTGTTGTAGATTCTGTGCTGTTCTTTGACGCCCAAAATTTCTTTGAGTTTATTGATAGTATCTGTTGCGTTGATATGCAAAATTCCTTGACCACCCGCTTTTGTGAAATTATCAATTACGTCCGGCCGGTCGTCGATCATGATAGCATCTGGTCCAGCAAATTTAGTTTTGTCGTCTCTGTTGGGAACCAGATTAGTTTTTAGCTTGATACCATTTGATTCTAACCATTGTTTCTTACCATCGGTACTTTCCAGATCGGTTGAGTGACTCAAAATTTCTGTGGGGAATTGTGACACAAAGTGGTACAACACTCTGCCATCACGCATCCATGGTGCCGTAGCATAAAATGCTGGGCTGTTTTGATGTACCAGTTCATAACGATTCTCACCACCATGCGACGATACATATGCTTCTGGTGACATGCCACCGCTATAGTTTTCAAATTGTTTTACCCAGTCCACAATTACACCATCCATGTCTAGGTAAATTTTATACTTGCTTTGTATCATTTCTAATAAATATTCACTTCTTGAGAAATAGACTGTAGATAACTCGGCCTAATTGAGCACTGAATTTTCTTACCTTGTATTCTGGTAGATCATAAAAGAAAGCGTGCGTCACTTCTTCAATTACCACATTCAACATTCTACGGGGTAGTAGATTCTTTTCTATCAGTATCTTTGGAGTTTTACCTGCTGGATTGTAGCAGTATCCACTGGCATCTGTAAGACTTCTGAAAAATATAGGTATAAGCTGCTTAAGATGGGTTTCTATAACCAGGGCCTGTTCCTGCTTGGTTTGCTTCTTCCTGCTCTTTCTTCTTGGTTTTCTTTGACTCATATCAGGTTAGTAATTGAACTACTCACTGAGCTACTAAGCTACTAAGCTTAACCAAGCACTACAACCAAGCACTGGCGTAGCTTATACTTTGTTTAGCCGGTATGTCAAGATATTTTATGCTTAGACCCACACTTATATCTAATTTTATTTTGCCAGTCTGATAATTTTTGGCAAACCAAGCAAAAAAATCTCTGATGCCATCCAACCCAGGATCGACAAACAGAGATTCGTAATAAACTGACTCGTTGTATTGTTGTAGCCTAACTTTCACATAATATAAATATGTGAATTATTTCGCAATAGGCTTAAAAGTTCCATCTTTCAGACTGAGAGTGCCATCACCATACTTATCACTAAGCTGCTTGAGCAATGAATTTTCTTGTGCTTGAATTCGCTTCCACTCCTCAAACAGCTTGTTGCGGCTGTCTGTCAAATCAGATTGTTGCTGCTCAAGTTCCACCTTTGCAAGTTCTAGTTGTCCAAGCTCAAAAATCTTTTGTTGATAGTTTGCTTGAAGCTTTGCAATGTCTTGCATTTCCAGTTCTGTGAATTTTATAACGTTGTCGCTCATATGATATAAATACAGCCAGATTTGCACTGGCTCTTTTTTTATTAAATTATAGTTTGTAGCTTATCTACGTCCTTACGCTCGGCGTTAACCATATAGTAGAAATCTACTTTTGGTTGTGTAAACATCTTTTTGAAAAAGCTGGTCTTACGATCTACAGCAATATAAGCTTTGTTACCCTCAACTTTTTCCACATAATAGGTATCGGGAGATCCAATTGCGGTAAGATGTACAGTAACTGTGTTTTCATCAATCAACCACGTCCAATAGTCTGGGAATTCAATCACCATATTATTGCTTCGACCACGCACAAATACAGCATGTTCTGGACCTTCTAAAGTTGCGTGAACCAAACGTTTTCCGGGCAACTCTTGGTGATCAATAACGAATGACTTTGTGGTCGCAGCAAAGCTACCATTAATTTCAAAATTGAACGCAGGGTCCATTTTGTCGTTGACACCGATACGACTTCCAGTAATATAGAATACGGCGGTACCATCAACTTTGCTAATAACTTTGAATGGTGCGGCACTACCACTAGCAATTATCTGCCGCTCAACATGCAAATCTCTACCAACAATAACGTCGTTAAGAACATCCAAATCGTTATTGACAGTAGCATTGAGCGTTGTGAGTTGATCCTCAACAACAGCAGTACCAGCCATCAAAGTGCCAGCATCAACGTTGCTACCGCTCAAACTACCACTCAATATTAATCCACTACTCTTGTCTACCCAAACACCATTAATAGAGTCATACACCATGAATGCACCATTTTTTGGAGATGCACTACTACTGATGTTGCTGATTTCATCCAGCGTAACTGGTTGTTTTAGATTGACAAAAATTGCACCATTTGTACTATTAACTGTGGTAACATACCCAATTTTTACAACGTCCACTGGAGCGTGTGGGCGTATGTTTGTGAATGAACCAGAAATTGTTGCGCTGAGATAGATAACATCGCCGTCACTATAACCAGTGTTGGTATTGATACCATCCAAATACCCACTCAACATCACATGACCAACAGACCCACTGCCTATAGACTCTGCCGCAACGCCCAAAACATCACTTCTAATATCGGTACCCAAGATATGAATCATGGATACAGCCAAATCAACTACAACATTTGGACTACCAGTGCTACCAATAACACGGACCACTTGACCTTTATTGATCGTGGTTGCTGTACCGTTAGTAACTAGAACAAGATCCTTTACGGCACTACTACCAGGAGCATATGACGCACTCAGAGCGTGGGTAGCATAACCCACATTCAAAGACGCTGATGGAACTGCATATGGACGCAGGTTTTCATCAAACGAAAAAACCGACGCAGTTTGTGGTCGTATGACCTGCTCACTAAATGAACCTGAACTGCGCCGACTTAGTAATAAATCGTTTTCTGCAAAAATCATAGTTGATCCAATATAAATAGAAACTAGTTTTACTTACACAAAATTAAAACGACTCATTAATCAGACTAATTGGTATTCTGTGCCATTCTCCAACTGAATATATGTAAAAATAGTTTCCGTCGTAGCTGATCCAACCATCTTGGCCATAATCCGACGATTGGTATGGAACTTGATGATAAAACTTGTCAGGAAATCTTTGAAACACACGAAACGCCGTGTTGATCGGTCGCACACTATTCGTGTAAATAGGTTGGTTGTTGCAATCATATCCACTGATATAACGGCCTGCATCGGCATCGTAGTCAAAAACTGGAATTGGTTTACGCAGCCATCCCGAATGATTGTGATAAACATATATGTAATTACCATCGTATGCCAACCAACCACTCTCGCCGTAATCGGATGAGGTTTTTGGTGCTGGGTGAAAAGGAATTTTAACAACAACAGGATCCAACTTAAGATCAGGAACAGACGATCCATCACCGGTCCGATACAGAACCCCCACGTCTTTCAAATAAGAATATGGTCCCAACGGATTTTGATTTTTTTGCAAAGTAGCCATTTGGTCACTATCGACGAGTCTGTCACTCACAATAATTTTTCTAACAGTAAATGTTTTGAAGGTTGTAGATTTTACACCATCCAGAGTCTTTGGTAAAAGATATGCATTGACCGTCAAATTAAATGTGGTCTTTACATTTCTATCTTCGCCAGCACCCAACTCAACGGTGTTCGTATAATCATCAATTCTGGTTCTGAATCTAAAGTCACCTACACCCCAATAATCATGTGTGCCAAAATTGATTTTTTCCAACAACTTGTTGTTCTGATCCACATAATCCGTCCACAACATACATTCGTATGTTATCAATACATGGTCTGGTAACGTAACATTGAAAATTTGCTTGGTTGGTTTATTTTTGAATGGATTACCAAAATTTAATATGTTAAACTTGTCATATTTATTTTTTTCATCAAATTGGGTGACAACTTGATACGACAAATATCGATTCAACGTCATCAAGTCTTTGTTGTTACTTACCGTGGTTCTTTTTATGAGTATTGCGGGCAACAGTATTTTTCCTTGATTATCTCGCAAATAACCATCACGTTTTACAGAATTCCAACGCTCGGGGCTTGCATACAAAATTGGAACCTTGATCAAATCACCATTATCCATGACGTTCAAATCAAGGCGGCTTGACATGTGGTTGATGATGGTGGTATCGACATCGAGAAGACTAACAGAAAAATTCTCAGTCTTATCATTGTCTCTACGAACTGCAAATTCTTTGTTGTATGGTCCAACCAAAGGAATCGTTGTACTATGGTCCGAAGGAAGTTGTCGTATACGACCAGAAATAACAAGACCCGTATCTTGTGACTGAACCTCAGAACTGCGAATGTCCGACAAATTTGAAGTTTCTTGTCGGATATTTGGAGCAGGATTGATGCCCAATCCGTCTTGCTGCTTAGAAGTTGGATTACCTTTCCATGACATAAATTATGATTGTCTTTCCACTACGTTTAGTTTGCTTAGTCTGCTATAGTGAGTATTGCAAATAAAGCTCCAAGACTTGTCGGGGTGGCCACCCAAAAATTGTTCTTGAATCACATTATCAACTTCATAGAATCTTTCATTATACAACACAACATCGCCAATCTCGGGAAAGAATCCTGTTGTGATACAATCACGCTCACGAAATTTATAAACCACACTTTGATTTCGGTCTGGACCAAAACCACCATTATCATCGCCAGTTATATCCTCTCGTTGAATCAACGCAGTCATATCAATACCTGGATAAAAAGTTTTGCCAGTATCGGAGCTAGACTCACCATAAATGTTAACTTTGGTCTCGGCCGACGCAATTTTGAACAACTGAATAACATTTTCAACAATGTCACCAAATAATTCAGAATTGATTGATCCCAAAAGATTCATATCACGCCGTGAAAAGAATCGACCCGGTGAATAGTTTGAGCTATAAATACCAATGTCTTTACGACCATTTGTCCAATACTCGGGGAACAAATTCTTGGGGTACTGTTTGGTTGTTGGTGCTGCCATAAATTAGCCTATATAAATTTTAAGGGGAACTCTTGACAACATTTTATGCATTGCCTCAGTTTCTTTGTCTTTATTTTCTAACTGATTGACACGCAATGATTTGTCCAACATCTCTCGTAATTTCTCAAGAAGATTGGACATTTCGTCCTTGGCCTCGGCACGCAGTTCAGCACCATCCATGGTAACACTATCGCCGGGAATTGGTATCTGAGTATATTTCTGAAGAATACGACCCAAAGTTTCTTTACACAACGCCAGAAAATATTTTTTAATCCACTGCTTACCGGGTTGATTTATCTTACAATATGTGCAATATTCATATGGCACATCGCTTGGATCGCTGATATATTGATATCTGCTACCACTAGTAAAATTAGTAATGTCCTTGTCGCTCTCAACGTAGTACTCAATATAGATCTTGAAATCATAGTTGGGAATTGGAAAAATTCTCAACAAATTGTTGCCATAAATTTCAAACCCAAATGCGCTCTTACGAACCATGTCGTTGAAGTCAATAGCTTGAATACGTTCCAAGTCCTCAAAGATAGGCGTCATCAAAAATTGTGTAGCAGGACTATAGCCACCGAATCCTAATTCTCCCAACACGTTGCTGTAGCTCATACCTGTCATGCTGAACGGATCATAAATACGAGCCACTGCTGGTGCTCTATAGTGGAATACACGTCTGACTTCAATACGAGAACTACTTAAATGTTCAACGTCACGACCAATCAACTTATTCAAATCGTATACTTGTTGAGTTCCCTTACCACCACCATAAGAACTGCTCATACTGGAACTAGTTGGTATAGAACAACGCTTCAGTTGCACTTCACCACCCAAAAGGGCTTCAGATCCATATTGCTTGCTGAGTTGTACAACAAATGGTAAACCTGTACCTTTGACTGCAAGACCCGTGAGATTTTTATATTTATCTTGTGGAAGACCCTGCACGTTAACCATGTTGTTAACAATATTGAACTCATTGACCACACGGTTATACTCCAAAACAGATTCTTCAAAGCAAGCATAAAAATTAACATCGATCATTTCGATATCTACTATCGGATACCCCAACCGTTTTGCCGCCCACATGGCACTACCACTACAATCGTTCTCAAATGTGGTCTCGCCACCGGTACAACGTTCGCCCAAATAATATCCGAACGGCACAGATGCTAAGTTCACGATACTACCGCTGCCCGGCCAGCGCACCCTGTCTTGGTCTAATTTAGCACTCATTAAATATAAATATCGTGCGGTTCGATATTAGTGCCAATTTCTAAACTATTCTAGCATCCAAGTGTTCACCATCAATAACTAATGCTTTGTAACTATCTTCAAAATACAACTCCAACAAATCAACATCACCCCGATCATTAAACGCAACTCTGATATTTTCTAGACGTTTTCCATTGAATTCTCTCAAAATATCTCCAGTTTTAATCTCAGTGATGGGTTGACTCTGACCTGGCCTGTTGTCGGCCTGGAATCTGCGTGGTCCTGACAAATCAACAATTTTGTATTTGATTGGCAGATCTTTTACTGCGACATACACAGCCTTGATGTTCTTGGGACTGTCATCCACAAAAAACACATCGTCAAAGCCAGCATCAATTTTATTTTTAATCCAATCTGCCTTGGTCTGTGGATTGCTACTATTCACCGCAATAATTGGAATATTTACACGAAAATATTTTTGAAGTATATTTTGTATATCAGGCACACTATCTGGACCTCGGGCTGTTAAAATTACAGTCAAACGACCATCATCACCAGCATTCACAATTTTATAGAATCTCTTGGCGACCGGACGAATAACTTTTGGATCTACAACCGATACAAACTGAGAAAAATCAAACTTGTCACCAGATCGTGGTTCATAAACTGCATACTGTGCGGGTGTAAACTGATCAGTAGAACCATCCGCATGTGCAACAATCACTTTGCCAGATGTATGAAAAAGCGTATCGTCAAAATCAAAGACTCTTAATTTTTTACTCATAGTAATAACGATGCCAGAAGTTTGTACTCTGAAACAGGCGGCAACTTTGCCAACGCCTCTTTACGTTGCTTTTCTTCTTTTAGCTTTTTTACTTTAAGAATTTTAGCCAGTGTGTTTTGTACTGTTGGATTCATACAATTTGGTGATTCTTACTACTAACCCTCCTGTGCCCTTTATAACACGGTGATAAGTTTCTTTAGGTATAAATATCGTTTCCTTGAGTAAAGAAGGTAACTTATTGTCTAATTGTATCATCCAACCACCATCGTTTTCCAAAACATCAATAACTCTATCTTCTCGGTCCAAATGCCATTCAAGCTCCTCGGTTTTCACCTTGGAGCTAAATGATCTAATGTATTGATTTTTATCTAATTTTACCTCACTATAAGGCTTCATTTTAGTGTTTTCAAAAACTCAGCGGTCACGTTACGGAGTTCATCATCAGAAACATTATCGAGTTTATCACCATATTTCTGAGTCCAAAACAACTTGATTTTTCCAAGAGCTGGGCCAGGTTTGATTTGTGGAAAGTTTTGTAGAATCCAATCGCCACCATATTTGCCCTTCACAGGAGCAAAAGCTTCAATCTCGGCTTGTTTCTTTACCAAGTCAGCATACTTGTCTGGAAACAGTGTTTTGACGTAATGTTCGTCGTCTGGTTGAGTTCTGCGTTTGTTCAACGCAATCAGCTTGGCTTTGAGTTCTTGAGCACTAGGACGGCCTGCTCGCATACGCTTGCGATCACTGTTGTTATGACCCACACCTTCAAAATATGAGCTATCAAATAAATCGGTGTAGCTAATAAATTCAACAATGTCGTCGAGTGTTTTGATGTCATCAAACTTTGATAGAATTGGTGCATAGCCCAACATTTTGAGTCCGTCACGCAGATTCTTGGTCAACAGAATATAATGATATTGTCCCCGCTTGTCTTCATAGATTTTGAAGAAACCATCAGTTCCATACTTGAAACGCAATCTGCGAGCAAACACACCCAGAATACCACTGAAGTCGTTGTAGCTCAAATAGTCATATTGAGCATCATAGTCATCAGCAGAAGCATACAAAAAGTCTACATGAACAGTCTTGCCAGTTTCGCTGCTATACAACACACTATAGATATCGCCATTCTTACTATAGTCTTTGATCAATGGCCCCAAGTAAGTAAACAACGCTTTCTTGACATCAGGGTTGCCACTAATGACAATATCAATATCACCATGGTCTGCCTTGGATGGCAAAGCTTTGCTCAACTGAAACTTTTCAAACCGACTACCCAGTCGTTTTTTAAGCTCATCAAAAATAGCATTCATTTCAGCAGTAGCCACACGTTGTGCTCTACTACCAAAAAGCTTACCACCTTCGGTGAGTTTGATCACACTTTGTTGTAGTATGTCTGTAAGTTTAATCATTTTGGTTGTGAGTTTACAATAGACTTGGCAATATGCAAAGCCTGTTGTGTTGTTATATTGGGATTCTCATACCATTTTTCAGTAACAGCAGCAAGAATTTTGCTAAAAATTGGACCCGGTTTGACGCCCATATCAATCAAATCTTTTCCAGTGATGGGTAGTTTTGGTTCGCTGGGAGTTGAAGCCTCCAATCCTTTCAATCGGTTGCGAACATTCACAATCTGATTGGGCATACTACTTGCCTCGCTATGAGCCGTGTTGTCAGCGTGAATAACATTCAACACGTCTTCAAGCTTGTCTCCCAACGCAATCTTAAACTTACGCAACGTCTTGTCACTCAATTTCACAGCATCATCGCCACCATGCTTTAGTTTCATGTGGTTAGCTACACCAGACACAACAGCATCAATAAGCTCATTTGGGTACTTCAACCGGCGCATGATGTCTCGGGTCATATCAGCACCAACATCTTCATGTCCATAGAAATGTACGCCCGTGGGAGTAACACTACGAGTAACTGTCTTGCCAATATCGTGAAACAATGCCATCAAACGCTGCAACAACACTGGGTCGGTACCTTTCATCACATCCAAGGTGTGACCAAACACATCTCGTTTATGGTGTACGTTCTGCGTCATTTTGTAAGCAGTCTTGAACTCTGGAATGATGTAATTCAACAGTCCAGTGATTCGCAACAACTTGATTGCACGGTCTGGGCTACCCGTCACAAGCATTTTATCAAGCTCATCACGGGTACGCTCGGCACTAATGTTCTGCAACTGAGCAGCATTGCGCTTCAACGCTCTGATCATGAACATTGGTAATTCCCAACCATATTTCATGGTAAAGCGAACAGCACGCAGCATACGCAATGGATCTTCTGTGAAGATGACATCGGGATTCAAAGGAGTCTGAATAATACCCCTACGAATGTCCTCTTTGCCTTTTCCGGTCAAATCCAAAATTTCGCCAGTGGTCAAATCCTTGAGCAAACTATTGACCGTAAAATCACGGCGGTGTACATCGTCCTCCAGATCGCCTGCACTGACCTCTGGTTTACGACTACCCGTTGTGTACTTCTCTTTACGAGTTGCCACAGCTTCGATATCAATATCGCTCAGATCAAAGCCGTTGTGCTTAATACCTTTAAGAGTAAACTTGGCAGTACCATATGTTGGAAATAACACTGGATTGCTACCATTACTATAGTTATTCATGGTTTGAGTTGCCCATTTTGCAAACTCCATACCAGCATCAAGTCCGCCAGTTACAACCACGTCAAGATCTTTTGGATCTTTACCAAGTTGCATATCACGAACCGCTCCGCCAGCCAGATATACCCGCCCCTTGAAAGGACCACTCTGAACCAGCTTTTGCAAGTAGTCCAACGCAGCATTTTCTTTTGCACCTTCCACCAATAAATTTTTGAAAGTAATCATAAGTTAATAAAATATTTGCCATTAGGACCGCTGTATTTGAATCGTGTAATTGGTACGGCAATATTCAATCCTTCACGAATATGTGGAAATGTTCCCTTTTTGACATACGCAAGTGTCATGTGGGGATTGTAGTCTGGGTAACTATCAGTGTTTGGATACATGTCGCACCGACTGCGTAGTTTTGTCAATATAGGATGTTTTTCTATTTCGAATTTAACTACATCATACTTTTCATTCAGAAACTGGTTTAGTGCTCTGATTCTACAAATAAATGGCTTTACATCACTAAGTATACTAGCAACAGCCGATCTTGTCAAGTCTGGTTCAAAGCCATATTTCAAAGTAACATGTGGCTCAGTATCATATCCATATGTGGGATCATCTGGATCGGTATATACGCTTTGTGGTGGAATAATGCGCTGGCCTGTTGCCGCAATGCGGGGTCCATAAGTAGGATCAACATACGCCATTAAGCACCCTTTTTCTACATGTCTATTTTCGTTTATTAACATATTGTCAAATAATTTGATTTTACCAGTAACGTCCCTTGCCTTTGTTTCCAAGGCTCTTGATTCTGTGACTTCTACAACTCCAATAACCAGCGGTTGTGCGATCCTTCTTTTGACTACATTTGTGCCGAGCAGCAAAACTCTTGCGACGTGCTGCACTACTACCTTTAACTTTCAGATTTGGGTCTCCGAAAGTAACCTTTTTCACTTTGCCAGTTTTTGATTTCACATACACTGCATATTTTTTAGATTGCCCAGGAGTACGAAATGGGCGATTCAAATGCACAGTGCGACCTCTATGCTTCAATTCCATGATCAAATCTTCTTCTACCTCAATTGGAGCATCCAAATAAACTTCTCGCCCTTCAAACAATTCCTTTTTACCAAGGTCACTCTCCACTAGTTCGGCATCCACGTCACATAACTCGATTCCGTTGCTAATATATAGTATGCGAACTTCTTCTAGCAACTCAAAGTAAGACTCACTGTAAGTTCTAAAGATGTTTTCACATAAAGGTATACCGTTTGTGATGTGATATTTCAAATTAGAACTGACAATTGGATCTTGTACCAACTTCATTGGGCACAGCGTGTCGTTCTCAATAAGGTCATTGAATTTAATCATACTACATAAATAGTTTTTGCGTATAAAAAGGTGATATTTATATTGTGATATGAAAAAGATGTTTACGACCCTAATTTGTATGGTTATGTTGGCCGGATGTGGCACCATAATTCCAGACAATAAAAATGACAATCAAAAGGCAATGCAAGGCAAAGCCGATGCTGTTGTGGTCGCTAAAAATAAGATAGCGGACAATTCTGACAAAAAAATGTCGGAAATTGCCACAATGGCACAGGGTGTAGACTATAGTTTGAGCAAAGTCCCAGCAACTAACGTTACACACGAAGTAACCACAGCCAAAGAAATCAATCAACGAGTAATCAGTATTGCTGGCTCGCCAAAGGTAGATGAATTGGCAAAAATTAAATCAATGGTGGATCTGTTGAACAGTGAAATAGCAAAAGAACGTGAACGTGGTACTAAACTGCTGCAACAAAAAGATGCTGAAATTTTATCTGTGCAAAAAAAGAGTGATGATTTGGATGTCAATCTAAACAAGAAGATTGGTGAACTCGCCACTACCGCAAAAAAGCAAGCAGAATCCGCAGATGATAATAAAGTGATCATCGATAACGTTAACAAATATTTTGGGTTGGGTGCTGTATTTTATGGTATCAAACGATTTGTAACAAGCTGTATTGTTGGTATTTTAATATTTGGAGTAATCTTTTTGGTACTACGCTTGCTTGCTGCTACCAACCCAATCGCCGCTGCGGTGTTCTCGGTATTCAATATTGTTGGTGCCATCGTCGTAAATATAATTAAAGGCGTTGCTCCAAAATCACTTAACTTTAGTGGGTTTTCACCGTCTGTAGAATTGGAAAAATACAAAACCACACTGTCAAAACTCATCGACAACATCGAAGAAATTCAGACTATGGCCAAGGATGATAAATCAATTACCATCGATGATTTGTTGCAACATTTTGATAAAGAACTAGATCAATCTGATAAGGATTTGATTAAAGAACTCAAAAAGATGTTGCGTTGGAAGAAATAAATAATTGACTTTGTTAAATACCACCATACAATAATGGTATGAGTGATGCACAATATTGTGATACTTCGTTGATACATCTACAACCGATAAACAAATCGGTCGCACGTACAATGATTGAAAAAAATCATTATAGCCACAAGTGGACAAGTTGCACAGTGGCGTATGGTGTATATTATAAAGACTATATAGAAAGCACATTCTTTGGTGGATTCAACAACAAACTCATAGGTGTATTGGTATATGGTAACGCAGTGGGTCGCTGTGCAAGTAAAAGCATCAGTGAATTATTGACCAATGACCATGTGTTTGAATTGACCAGACTTTGGATTGCTGACGGGTATGGTAAAAACATAGAAAGTTATGCATTGGCCGAAAGCTTTCGGCTGCTCAACAAGGATTATCCAAAAGTCAAATGTATTCTGACGTATGCCGATAGCGAAGAAGGACATCGTGGTACAATTTACCAAGCCACTGGGTTTATGTATCAAGGTGACAATTACGTTGATATAGCATTGATGCCCAATTACAGCGTTAGTCTTGAAGGCCCACCAAACTATAACTGGATTCACAGTCGCAGTGTGTATAGCCGATGGAAAACACACAACGTCGATAAACTAAAAGAACGTATAGGCAAAACCTTTTGGCGCAAACGTGAAAGTGGTAAACATCGTTACGTTAAGTTCATTTGTGGCAAGATTGAAAATAAAAAGCTTGTGAAATCATTGAAACACAAAGTGTTGCCATACATCAAAGGAACCATATTCAAGGAAGTTGTTACAGAACACAATGTTGAAACTTCAACGTCGTTCTTCTAAAATAAAAAACCCACCAGCCTTTCGACTGGTGGGTTTGTTGTCTAATTTAGACTAATCCAAATTATACGGTGTCGAGATCGGCGATCAAGACTTTACCGTAGAACTCCGGACGGACTACCTTCTTAGCGTAGCGGGTCATCACACCACGACGTGGGGTGAAGTTCACTGGATCATAGACCAATGGGGTCTGGATGAGTGGGATGTATGGAGCGTACACAGCACCGGTTTCGAGGAAGTTGCTTCCACGGAAACCAAGCAGAATGACGTTATCGGTCATGTATGGGTTCTTGTAGACTTGGAAGCGACTTGCGAAGCTACCAACACGACTCACACCCATTGCGAACTTAGCTTGGTCACCATCAGTGCTGACAACGTACCCTGGGATTGACTCCAGAATAGTTGCAACATCTGGTGAGCACACCAAGAAGTTAGCACCACCACGCAATGTCAACTGGTGAATCTTGTTACTGACCTTTTGGATCTTGTTACCAAGGGTTTGGAACCAGGTTGACTTGACGTATGCGGTACGGTTTGCTGATGCGTTCGTCACACGGGTGAACGTAGCAACATCAGTTTGATTGTTCAGACTCTTGGTGAACTCGGTACCGATTTGAGCACTCCATGCCTCGGTTGTTGTACCGGTCACAGACTCGTTTAACATGTCGAGGATTTCCAAGTCGATTTCCATTGACACATACTCGCTCAACAACGCAGTCAATTCTGCTTCTGCATCGATTGAGTGGTATGCATTCAAGTCTTGTGCCAATTCTGGTGTCCAGACTGCCTTCAACTTACGAGTCTTAGCAACGATTGGTTCGCTCTTCAACTCAAGGTTGACTTCAGGAATACCAATGTCGGTATCAATTGATTGTGTTGCGGTTGCGGAACTGTTGCCAGAACCTTCACCGGCTGTCTTACCAGCTTCAAAGTCACCACGAAGATTATCCGTAGGTTGAAGCGTGTAATTCAAGCGCAATGTACTTGGTGACGCCACTAAGACTCCAGCGGCCTGCGTGGTGAACAAGTTGATTTGGTAGTATGGATTTGCAATGCTACCAGTGTTGGTTGCGGTTGCATATGTATTCAACATGGTCAATCCGGTATTGGCCAATGAAGCCTGGAATGAACGAACAGCATTCAAATCAACATTCCATGCGTAACCAGTGGCGGCGGCGGTGTTTGATTGAGTGTTGTCGTCGATGTTGAATGTGATCTTGTAGGTACCAACAACTTTTCCGGTACTATTGACTGATGAGCTAAACGCTGAATCGAATTGCAAATCGTTCCAACTTGCGGTTGTAACGGTTGCATAACCAGCACTGAATGCAGAGCTAGTTACGGTACGCTCAGAGTACGCATAGCGACCTTGACCGTACAAACCATTCACTGCTGCGTCGGTTGAACCTAGCTTCTTATTGTTACCACCAAAAAGGCTTTCGCCAGCGGTGTGACCCAAGTGGTTACCAGAACCATACTTGAAGTCGAGATAGAAGATCAGACCGCTTGGGAGGTTCATTGGTTGAACACTGACGAACTCCTTAGCAGCGATCTCCGCAAACACACGGCGAACCAATGGAAGAGCTACGCCAGCCCATTGTTCAGAACTGGTACTAGTACCAGTCGTGGTTGCTTCGTCGAGCAATTGCTTTGCTTGATTTTCCAAGAGGATGGACATGTGTGCCTTCTCAACACCCTTGGTGCCTTCGAGCAGACCTGTCTTTTCCCACTTGCCTTGTAGACCACGGGTTTCAGCCATCAGCTTAGCCTGTGGATTCATATTGTTAGTCAATAGACCTTTAATATCCATATAATTGTTTCCTATCTTTTGGTTTGTTTACTTACTCGCAAACTAATTTTACTTCGTGATTCCTGCGAGCAGTTGGAATCTTGAAGCCATCTGATCAGCCAGCGGTTCTACAATGGTAGATGCAGGCTTTGTTGATGATACTGGTTTGCTTGCCAAACCTTCGGTGATAGTTGAGACAGTTGCATTGGTCTTTTTCTTGGCAACTGATCCACCGGCATTAAATGATTCGGCCAAAACTGTATAAGCCAACTTGATCTCACGCAGTGTTCTGGTGAGGTCAAATGTGCTAATGACCTTGTGCTTTTGCGCTTCGGTCAAATTCTTACCCTTGAATAGCTTGTTGGTGTAAAGCAACTTAGCATTCAACAAATTGGTTTCCGCAAGCACATCTTTCATGTACTTAACGGTGTTCATTGCTTCTTCAACTTGTACCTTCAATGCTTCATTTTCTTCACTCAAGGCAACAAGTGCTTCCGCCATCTCTTCGGAACTGATGTCGGTGTCGCAGTCATCACAATCTTCACCCTCTGATGGTGATGGAATCTGACCTGCTACTGGAGCAACAGGTGCTACTGGAGCAACTGGAGCAACTGGAGGTTGTGCTGCGATTGCTGGATCAAGTGCGGCAGGAGCAACTGGTGCTGCTTGACCTTCCTCGTCCAACTCTGCGAGCAATTCGTCGAGATTCAAATCATCCGAATCGTCAGAACCACCATGATGTGCTGTTGAGTCGGTTTCACAACCTTCTTCCTCAGCAACAACTTGTTGACCTTGGGCTGCGCCTTCGGTTTCAAGCTCTGCGAGGATCTCATCCAATTCTTCACTGGTGATCTCGGTTCCCTCTTCCATGGTGGCATCAAATTCTTGCTTACCAGATGGTTCGGTGTTTTTGTTTGCAGAAGTGGATGGCTTGACAGGATGTTGCTTTGAAGCTTCATTACCCTTTTCGCCACCAATCTTTGAGGTTGCAAGCTTCTCTTCGATCTTGCCTTCCTCAGTTTCTGCTGCTGCGGTTTCTTCTGATTCTTCCTTGAGCTTTTCCGCAAACATCTCTTTCATGCTTTTTGCGAAGTTTTCCTCAAGGAAGGTTTTTGCATTGGCAATTGCTGTTTCACGAACAGCCTTTGCGTCTGCGATGCTTTCTTTCAATAGATCGCTCATATATTTATACCTTTCCTAATTTAATGGTGAAGTTATTGGAGAACTCCAAAGAAGATTATGTTAGTGTGGCATCAAAGACATTGACGCATTTCATAATAAATATAACTAAAAAAGAGAAAATCATAAATTTTTTGCTATTTATAGATGTATGCCAGCAAAATCGGAAAAACAAGCACGATACTTTAGACTCGTAAGAGCAGTCCAAAAAGGTGATGTGTCGCCCAAAAAAGTCTCAGCCAATCTGAGAAAAACGGCACACGACATTAGTACCAAAGCTGCGAGAGACTTCACAAAAGTAAAAGAAATTGTGAATAGACTCAAAGAAGCAGAGTACAGTGTTAGCAAAATGCGAGAAGTAGAAGGTAAAAGTTTTGATCAATTACTGAACGAAAATATAGGCGTGCCATTTGATAAACAAGAATTGCTTACTTTTCAAAACAAACAAAATGGATTTGGTGGATTTGGTAAAGTCAACTTTGTTCACAAGAAAAGCAGCAACGAGTTGAGTGCAGAAGTATTCAGTAATGAAACCACCAAAAGTTATGTCTTCAAGAAGTTGAAAAATAATCAAAACAGCGGGATGTACAATTATGCTTGCTTTGTAGAAATTCGTGGGGCAAGTCAGAACAGTGACAAACCCAAGATCGTTTACACTTTAAGTACCATCTTTAACCAACCAGATGCGCAAAAGGGCAAGATACTAGCCGACTTTATTGACCGAATCAATTCATATGGACTCTAAAAATTATCACAATCATTACTCCCAAATCAAATTGGGAAATTTCCTCAACCGTGCTTACGGTGATGCGCCAGTAGAATCAGATAAATTCAAGCTGATTGATATTGATCATCCAAGTGGTTGGAACTTTCATGAAATTGACACGTTGGGTGACATGGGATTCAAGATCGACAACGACACTGATATGGTGAGTGAGATCGAAGTTCCTACGCTCGAAATGTTGGACCAATTGGTACCAGTTAAGATATACAAAGACGAAGACGGTTATGTCCTTGAGACACACCGTCGTTACGTCTTCGAGAGTTTTGAAAAGCTGCTGTCCTTTATTGAATCGGTACCATCAGATCCCAAGTTAAAAGGGTTGAAGTAATTACTTACTTTCCACACTCTTCATTGGTGCTGGCGCAGCAGGTTGTGAAGTAGGAGTTGCAGTACCTTGTTGAACCTCAATAGGGTCTGCAATTTCAAAATAACGCTCCAATTTCAAACCAATTTCTTCATACAACATTTCAAGTTGTTGCTCCACACTCTTGATTTTGTGTGCTTCTT